TGAGGATCTACGAGATCTAGGAACATATCCAATGTTTCTGGCAAGCGCAACAACATTTTCTCGAAGTGTAGCGGAGTCAAGAAAACACTCGTTCGCTGCCATATTTGTATTATATGCAGTCGTGTATGTATTATATGCTAATGCATCGATAATTATTGAAAGGTTTGATCCTTCAAAGTCATAATCAGTAAAATTAGTGTTTGACCTCAAATAATCCTTAATTGAGGTCTTAATTTGATCAAAATCTAAATTAACATATTGTCCGAAAGCCATTATACTCTAGCTGGGAATAGGAGAACGTCTACTGTTTGTGTTGGGGCAGGAATTCCAACGATATCATATTGAATTGTTGCATTCATCTCATTAGAATCTGGATAAATTGAAACAGTCGCACTAACATTACCGATTCTTGGTTCATAAAGAGCTAAAGCTGATTTAATTTCATCCGTAACTCGAACTTCATTCAAAGTTGTGTTCAAATCAAACAAAGATTCATTAATTGCTGATCCAAAATTAGGTTGAAATGGTTTTTCACCAAGAATTGTAAAAATTATGTTCTTTACAGACCTTTTTATAGCGTCTTCATCACGAATTGTCACCACATCATTCGTCACAGGATGACGTTTGAAGGATAAATTGATATCTTTGAATGCCCTAGAAGCCACTATTTACACAAAAAGTTTCCTGTTTTTATTTATACCGCTTTTTTTATCTTTTTACGACTCTAATTCTGTATTTTTCTGATTCTAAAGCGTTAATAATGTATTTAGCACAAATTCTTGGGTCTTTTTCACCACAAGTAAAGAAATCTGCATTTAAAAGACCAGATTCAGGCCAAGTATGACAAGAGACATGACTTTCAGAGAGTGCAAAAAGACATGTAACACCAATTGGACTAAATTTATGTGTATATTCGTTCAATATTGTCATCTCCGCCTTCAAAATTGCACGAGTAAAGATATCACGAAGAAAATTTGGACTATTTAAGTCTTCAAAGTAACCATCATAGATGTCTAATATCAAATGTTCTGACATTTTATTCAATTACCTCTGAAAAATCATCCTCTAACACTTCTTTGAGATAAGATTCATCCCAATATTCATAATAATTTGTTTTTGCAAGTTTTTTTCTTGCTTCTGTAAGTTCTTTTCTCGGTTGACACAACACTAAATTGTATTTTCCGTTACTTGTTTGTACATTTTGTATATATGTCTTCGTTTTTCCATGATCTGCAATAAATTTATAGTCAGGATAGTTTCGATTATAGTCATCTACTGCATCATATAAGGAATTTGCATCAATATCGTCTTCGACTATGTTTATTATAACGTCAAAATCAGAATTTGGCACAATTTCACTTAATTTTTGCTCTTGAATACTAAAATTAGCACCTGACGCATAAGGACAGATGCTAAAATTACCTAATTCTGGTCGAATTTTAGATATTTCTTGTATCCAACGTAGAATATACTTACTCTTCTCGTCTTTCATCGGGTGTTGTCCAGAAATAATCATCACAATCACCCAATCGACCCCAGTTGACATCGTTCTCAACCTCAAAAATACGTGTTGATACCTTAAAATCAGGTATTTTAACATCTTGAGGTGTCATTGAGGTGTCAAAGATGCGACATCTGTTGTTTGGATAGAGACAAAACTGCCCATTTCGTAATTCAATAAGATTAAATGACTTATGTTCATCAGGCATCTCACTTGTTGAGGCATCTATTTGGTCAAAATCACCATGATAGTTGTCTAAAGTGCAAATATACTGTCCTTTTTGATTTCCAAAGTGCCTTGTTCGACATTCCCACTCCATTGGAGCAACAAATTGCTTGACAATTACAGTAAAATCATAGTCCATACAGTTCCAAAACTGCAAATTGACCAAATCCATATCAGGATCAGGTGTTTTTGGTCGTGATAGAAATGCAGAAATGGGTAATTTATCATACATTGCTCCATATTCGGGTAAATACGTCTCAAAATAGAAAGCACGACCCTGTATTGACTTTGCACAGACCCATAAACCCTCTACAAACTCTCCAAAACCCGATTGAAAGTCTGTAAGGTACTCTTTTCGTACAAAAACCTTTTTAGTTGGTAAATTAGCGATTAATTTTGCCATTCGTCAAAGAAATTAGAAATCTCGTATCCCTGTAATTTTGATTTATAATCTGATGATTCTCCCAGATAATAATAATCATAACCTAATCTTTTATATAATGCAATCTCATTCTTATTTGCAACGTGCCCTAAACTTAACTTTTTATTTTTATAATTCCAAGCAAACTGATCTGCCCATACACTGTTCACACTCTTAAATTTATATGCAATCGTAAAGGCAACTAATTCATTTTCGTCATAGTACCCAATAATATCCGAATGAGGTATTTCAAACTCCTCACGGAATATCGGCACAGTATCTTCAAACTTCTTATAGCGGATATAGTCTTTGTATATCTCCAAGCATCTTTCAAAAGAAGAACTACCAAGAATACGATAATTATGGTATTCCTGATAGTTTGTTTCTTGAAGTCGAATGCGACAATACATTAACGACCCTGCCCTCTGTATCTTTTACGAGCCGAGTTACGGGAGGTTGCTGCGTATTTCGAGTGTTTTCCCCGCCCTTGACGAGTTTTTTTGGGTCTTGTCTCAGTTACATAAGCCGTACCCATCATTCCTGTTTTTCTAGCCATTGTTTAAAGGTTCTTCAATATAAGGTTCATAAGTGATGTCTTGTGATGTGAGTGTCTTATTATAATAACACTCAACTGCAAGGTCTTCCATAATGTCAAACATTTCTGATTCTGACACGTTCCAGAAGATAACCTTGCCTTTTCGGAGAACGTTGTAACGGTCTCCTACTTTCTTTTCTTTTTGCGGTTTTCCCATTGATTGAATACAAAGAGTCCGATTGCGATCCATAATAAAATTGTAAATCCGTAATTTCCCATCGTTAATTATGTGGATTGTAATACCGTAATAACAAGTATAATATAGCCATTATCAGTAGTATTGAGATAATTGCAATCATTAGATTATCCTTGTCTTTTCGTGTCCGACTCTTACAAGTGGGTCACACCAGATTTCAAATCCTGCTTCTTTTGCATCGAGGCAGAATGATACATCTTCACCGCACATATCTTGAACTTCTCCTGATTCAAATACCTGCATCTTTGGAGCAAACCAAGGATAAGGCATTTCAGCGTGTTCAAAGACACCTTTCTTTATTAATAACCAACCGAAACCAGTGTAGTCAACTGTAAATGGTTTCTTTCTCTTACTTATACTTTCAATTGTTTCATGATTCATAACACCTCCGTTTGTGCGGAAATCATCTTCTTCTAACCAATGTGCAACTGATGTCGTCTTTCCATCTTCTGTGCAATACCAACCTGCTGCAATATCTTTATCCATTAGAAGTATCTGATAGAACTTCTCAACATTGAAAACAATATCACTATCAATCCATAACTGATAATCGTACTTTAACTTTCCATCCCAAGGAAGTTGATCTGGACCTCGAAGAACGTTTGCACCAAGACATTTACATCTGGCAAAGTTTACCATTGATGAATAGTCTTGACTAATTTGTATACTTGCACCACTTTGTACCAAATCAAAACAAAGAGATACGAAACTCTTTAGAAACTGATATGATACTCCTCGACCAGGTAGACAGAATACAACTGTCTTTCCTTTTATCATCTCCTTTGCTTTCACATAATCAAACTCAGGTGCTGCTGCTTTTTTCTTTGTTGGTGACTTCGCTTTTACTGTAAATCCTTTCGCCATAATATGTTGTAATTACACTTATATTCTACACGAATATCTATGCAATGTCAATAAGAACATTCATCAATGCTTGAAACGTAATCTTTAGGGGTTTCCGTAATTTCTTCGTAGGTTATCTCGTCTCTCCAATAAGATGTATATAACTTATTCCATATAATCTTAAATTCCTCTTCATTTAAATTTTTAAACAAACACTTATTATCTTCCAGATAGATGTGGTAAGTTTTCATTCTTCCTCTTCGAGTATGTGGATTCCATCGACATCAATATACCATTCAAGATTCATTCCTTCAAACCAACCATATTCGTTCATCATCCACTCAGGTATCGTAAGTTTATATTCTCCTGTTAATGGGTCAATTGTGATTGGTTGGATTTGAGACTCAGAATCGTGTTTCATGTATGACGTTCACTTCTT